TGTCCCCTGGAGACCTCTGATGGCCCCCAGCGTGGAGTTTCTCGTCGTCCAGACGGCACCCTCAGAGTAGTACGAACCGAGCTTGTGATATAGCTCGACGACTTCCGCTCCGGTAATCGCCCCTGTCGCTGCCAGGGTGAGGCCGGCAGTACCGCCGCCAGCCGCGAAAATGCCTTGTGGTTCGCCCGATCCGGTGCCTACCAGCGTATACTGGTTGTACATCGCCGCCAGGCCGCGTCCCCACATATCTGCCAGGAACGGCTCCAGATCCGTCTGGTCGTCGGCGAGCAGCTCATCGGAGACCTGGGTCTCATTGGTGAACTTGTACACCGTGACCACGTTCGAGGTAAAGGTCGGCTCGTCCTGGTTGTAGGCGCCCTCTTCCGCTGTCAGGGCGAATCCGCCGGTGGCGTTCTCGCTCGGCACCTGTACGCTGTCGAGCCCCGTGTTGATGACCAGGGCGCCGCTGCGGTGAGGCACGCTGGCCTCGTCGCGCTTGGCGATGATCCGGTCATACAAACCTTCCGGCACAAGTATTCCGCCTTCGGTGGATGTGCCTTCTTGGAGCGCTGCTTTCGTGTAGTAATTATCCTCACCGGTTTTGCACCAGTGCTTGAAGGCGTCGATGCCGTCGTGATCGCCGCCCAGGGCGGTGACCTTCTTCGCCGCGGGAGCATCGGTCAGGATGCCGCCGGACTCGGTGGCACGATCCGCAGCGATATCGTTCATCGCCGACGCGACCAGCGCCTTGATGTCGGGCTGCTGGATGGCCTCCGGCGCCTGTGCTTCCGGCTCCGGCTGCGTATCCGCGTTTTTAATTTCATCAGACATAATTGTCTCCGTATTGGTTGCTACATTATCCGAGACGATGACGCTGGCTTCGGTGTCTGCGATCTTCGGCTGCTCGCCCTCTATCGCGTGTGTACCTTCGCCGGGCAGTTCCGGAACCACCAGGCCCAACGTCTTGAGGAAATCCACGCCCAGCGTTCTCGGTTCCGCCGGTTGTGGTGTTAGTGATAGCTCGTATATCGGCCAACGTTTGATGTGGCCCTCCAGCCGCTGCACCAGGTGCGCGACCGATCCGGTGCTGTATCCCAGCTTGCCCTGCTTGATTAGTTCCAGGACTTCGGCTGCGTATGATTTAGCCCTGTCGATCTGCGCCTCGAACCATAGGCCGGCATCTCGCTCCTCGACCTTTGTCACGACGCCGAGCGTGTTCTTCACCTCGCCCAGGGCGTGGTCGAATAGCACCGGCATCCTGTCGCTGGAGTGGTCCGCCATGTAGTCGGTCGATGCGCTAAACGTGTCGCCCTGGAGATCCTGCCCGCCGTATACCACGGCCAGGCCGCCGATGGTCGCCTTGTCGTCCGTCTCGCTCAGTATCTTGAGCGCGTGGATGTTGTTCTTTTCTTCGTCCATTATCTCCTCCTCGATCTCGCCGGCAGGCTCCCAGGCGTCGCAGATCCAGTCCGCTCGGACTTCTGCCTGCCACCGGCCGCAGAATATACCCGTGTCGTATGTGTCCTCTTCGATGCTGTACTCGCAGTTGTGGCACGTATTGCCGTCTGCTGCTGGCCGATAGCTCACCGGCAGATCGCCGGGGATCTCGTCGCCGTCGGGATATTCGGCCTTGCCTTCCATCTCTTCGTCCTCCTCGGCCCTGCGTAGTGCCGCCAGGTATGCCGCGGCGTCCGCCTGGTCATCGTAGCACTTGAGCAGCTCGGCGTCCTCACCTTCGGGCGCCTTGTACACGCAATATTCGCTGTCGTTTCGTCTCATATCGTAGGGCATCTTTTTATCCTGTCGGCCGCCAGAGGCACCGCGAGGGCTTGTGGGACAGGAAGAAGGAAGGAAACCTGTCCCCGCGAATACCCCTGACGGCGCTCGGTCCTATGTCTGCGTCATCTGCTTGAGTTTTTTCTTCGCGATCTTTCGCCAGGCGTCGAACATATCCTCCGCGGCGTTCTCCATCTGGCGCTCATATTTGCGGCGCCGGCTGTCGTAGCTTTTCCACGCTTCCCAGTCACCGCGTGCCTGGTCTGTTATGCCGTCGAGCTGTTTCATGCGGTCTCGACTCCCGCGCCTGGAAGTTGTTCCAGTTTAGCGATCGCCCTTTTTGCCCAACTTTTTACGGGTTCCTGGATGTCCGAAATGCTGGCCGCTGTTTCTGCTTGTTCTCTTATCGCTCGCCTCGATACATCGGGGAACATATCCAACAAAATAAGCGCTCGCGCCAGGTATCGACTCACCTCTGGTATTGCCATAATCATTTCGTCCTTTTATTCAAATATGCCGTCTTGAGAATGAACCTTTAAAATAGATCTATTCAGTATATTACGATACCGTGGCCCCGCCGCGTCGATGACATCATATCCTAATAAAGCCGCATATTCGCCAGGGTCTCGCGTCACCTTTTTAATGACGAACTCGTTCATTTTGGCGGCACTTTTTCCAGCAGCATCTGTCGCATCCAGTACGGCCGCCGCCGCTCTTTTTCTGATATTCTCCATCTGTTCCTCTATTTTTTCGATAGAAATACGGCGGGCTTTTTTCGGTATGACCATCGTCATTGGCGACCGCCCATACGATAAAGCCTCGTTCCCTTCTATGGCCGCATACGTTCCATCTCCATATACTCCCCGGCCATTAAATACTTTTCCCGTTCTGAATTGAGCCGTTTGGGTTGCATTCTGTACACCACGAAATACAACTTCATCTCCGAGCTTCGGTTGTATCTTGTCGACGATAGTCGGCAATCCATCGAACCCATTCTGCTCGGTGATAAAGTCTAACGCTGTGTTATTCTTGCCGTATGTTTCGTCCCAATTTCTTCGGAATGAGCTGTCCGACATAAAGCGTTTATTGAACTCCGAGTCCCCAGACAACAAGTCATCCTCTGTAATGTTTTCCATTATTCCCGTGGTTGTTGGTTCTGGTTCGGGCTTCGGCTTCGGCACCGGTATCGGCTCCGGCGTTGTCGGGATGATCGGCTTGCCTCCGCGTGTGAGCTCGCCCGTTGCCGGATCTTTGCGCAGCGTCACGTCTTCCGTTGTCTCGTCGCTGGTAAACTTGGCGGCCACCGTTCGGCACCGGCAGTTGATATCCTCGGCGGCCACGTTAAAGTCGCCGGGGTACATAGCCGAAGCGAGGCCGTTTACGCTGTTTACAGTAAAAGGTTCGTCCATCCCACGTTCCTTACCAGACAGCCCTTCGTGCGTGGCCCTGCTGCGAAGGAACGTGGTCACCCAGCGGCGCTTACTGACCAGGCCGCTCTGGCGGTATCCTTCGTCGATGGCGAAGTTGGCCGCGGCGCCGACCTCGGTCGTGGCGATGATATCCTTCCGGACCTGGCCGATATGTTTAAACTTGGTGTCCAGTATCTTCGCCAGTCCCGTGTAGTCCTCGCCCAGGGCGATGCCCTCGTTGAGCGCCTTGCTCACTTCCCGGCGTGTGGTGGCTGTGATGTCTTTCATGTTGCGCCCGAACTTCTCCCGGAGGAACTGCTGCGTGCGTTGGCTGTTGGTAACGAATGGTCTCATATCTGCCCTGGCGACCTTGAGGACTTCCTCCAGCGCGTCGCCCCCGAAGTCGGCGATGACGGCCTGCTCGATGTCGGCCAGGTATTCCTCGACGGTCTCCTGCGTGATCTCGGCCACGATGGCCTCTACGTCCTGCGATTGTAGCTTGTACGCCCTGTGGCGCCCGAACACTTCCCGGACGCCCTCTGGTGTGTCTACGGTCTCAAGTCCGCCCTGGATCGCTGCTGCGATGCGCTGCGGGATGTGGACTGCCTTGAACGGCCGCCCCGGTCTTTTTTTTTTAGGTTCTTGTGTGCGTATTTCTGCCAGGCGCGCATCTCCTGCTCGGCATCTTCCTGGACGCCTGCGTCCGGCGTGGTACCTTCGTCGGTCGTGACCTCCACGCGATCCGGCGCCTCTGGTATATTCTCCAGCGGGTTGTATCCCAGCATCGCCATCGAATCGGCCAGAGGCACGCCGGCGTTGACAAGCTGGAGGAGTGATGCGCTGCGCTCGGCTTCGTCGGCCTGGAAGATCTCCAGGTTCTCAGGAGTGAACTGGATCGTGTACCCGTCGGTGCTGTCGCCGAATAGTTGCTCGTTGATCGCCGCCTCGAACATCGGGAGGCGCGGCCGGATGGTCATCTCCCAGAAGGATCGCATATCTGTCTGGCTGGTTGCGTAGTTGGCCGCGTCGCTCTCCAGGACCGACCGGGGTATCCCCAGGGCGGCGCCTATGTCGAGGACGATGTGCTGCGACAGCTCCGGGAGTTCCATCGTTTTGAGATCCGGAGTGATGGTGTGTATATCAATATCAGCGCGCAAGAATAGCGTCCTCCAGGCGTTGCCCAGGCCGGTCATACTTCTCCGAAAGTATGACTGCGCCCGCTCCATCTCGGCAACCGAAGGATTGCCCGATGTCGTGATAATCGTGGTCGGTTGTGCTCCGTGCTCGAAGTATGCAGCTGCGAACGAGTCGATATTGAGGCGGAGTCGTGCGCTCATTAAAGCGACTTGAGCCGCCGCCGTTCCCGGTCCCACGTCGGAGGTCATCGACGGCTCTCGCAGGGCGATCATCATATCGTCGCTCCACGGGCCGTATGTCTTATCGCCGATCTTCTGCGTGTATCTATTCTCGCCGTCTTTATAGTCCCAGGTGACGGTCGTCGGGTTGAGCCACTGGACGCCTGTAAGCGTGCGGCCGTCGTATATCTTGAGCAGATACGCGGCGCCGGACAGCAGCAGCGCCAGCTCTGCGTTGTATATGATATTGGCGAGCGGATCTGCCAGCGGCCACTCATCTTCGGCGTCGCCCTTAAATACCACGAACGGCACCGATGACAGGCTCTGGCATCGTAGGTTGACAGCTCGGTAGAGCAACGGTACTGATTTCCACGCATCCACGGGGTTCGCCGCGCTGCGTTCGTCGGTGCTGCCCAGGTCGTCGACCCATCCGGGTACCGAGACGACGGCTTTGGTTGCGCCTTCTGAAAATATGCTTGTCTGTTTTGGCATTGGTCTCCTCATGCGCTCCACATCACCAGGGACGTGCTGCCCACCAGGTCGGTGAAGGCACCCGCCAGGGCGTCTACCTGGTCGTCCCATCCGCCGGGAAACTCTTCGAGCTCTGCGAGCAGATCATCGGTCCACGGCGCCGATAGTATTTTTATATTGCCGCCTTCGGCCTGCGCGGCGACCGGCAGCGCCCGGACGGTCTTCGATCCGGTTTCCTGGTCGGCGTGTACGTTGTATCCTGCGAGCTGCCGGATCAGATATTGAGCCTGTGCCTTGCCGGCCTGGCCGGGATCTTGCGGCAGGCTGATGATCGTCTCCGGCCCGTCTGCTTTGGCGGTGTCGATGATCAGCCGCTCGACTGTGTGCGGTGACTCCTGGCAGCGGATGACGTCGAGGATGTAGTATATCCCATCCTCACCGATCCCCAGGAGCATCCCTACGGTCCAGTCGCCTCCGCCGGCGGTCCCAGCCAGATCCCAGTGCCGAACGGTCTGCTCTATCACCGGATGTCGATCCACGATGTCGAACCATGCCCGGCGGAATATGCCGCCAGACTCTTCGACCTCTTCGGCGAGTATCTCCTGGCGGTATGCCACCGATCCCATCTCGGCGGATATGTCGCCCAGGGCGACCTCGGAGATATGCGGGTTCTCCATCGAGGTAAAGTGGAACGCCCCCCAGCGTCCCGTCTCATCGTTCTGCGCCCGGTTGTATAGTTTGTTTGCGTGCCTGGGATCGCGGGCTTTGGACTTGGCAGCCGATAGTAAAGACGGCGGAGTGAAGCAGAATACGGCCGTCCCGTCGGAGTCGAGCATCATCGGCGCTCCGACGCGTGTCCAGGCGTCCTCATGCATGAGCTGGAACTCGTCGAGGATCAGCAGATCCGCAGCATCACCGCGGAGGCTGTCCTGGTCCCAGGCGGTGCGAGCGCGTATACGTCCGGCGCCGTAGTGCAGCGTGTGCCTGGTCTCGTTTTTATCGATCGCCTGCGCTGTTATCATCGGCATGAGTGCCTCGACTGTCTCGCTCCAGAAACACAATATCTGCTCTGCGGTCGGTGTCGCATAAAGGACTAATTGCTGATGCAGCAGCGCCTCGACGGCCATAATTGCCATGCCGGTCGTCTTCCCCGATCGGCGGCCGGCGCGGATTACCTTTCTTTTAACCTTGCTTGTAAGGATTTCCCGTTGAGCTGCGTGTGGCCGTTTGAGCCGGATGTCGAACTGGTCTGGCATACATCGTCCTCGTATATGATGCGGACGACGGTCTCCTGCGGGCCGCCGCCATCGCCTGTGGCCTCCACCCGGTCGACGCGCCTGTAGTCTGCCGCCTTGCGGCGTTCGAGCCACCAGGCGGCTGCCTGCCAGTTGCCGGATGCGGCGGCGTTCTTTATCACCTTTACGTATTGGACCTCGGCCTCGGCCTCGGCTTCTTTTATAGCTTTGGCAAATTGGGCGAAGGCTGCCGTCTTACGGCGGTGATCCCGGCCCTCTCCGCGGCGTATCCATTCGAGCATCGTTCCCTCTTCGATGCCGCCGTGCTTTGCGGACGCTCTGCGGGTATTACCGGCCTGGAGGGCGCCGACGATACGCTCCTGGCGCTCTGGTGTGAGCAGATTAGGTCTGGCCATATAGTGAAGATA